AAGTGGACTCATGGTGGGCAGAACGTTTAGACATGCCCAATCTTACTCCTCGTTGGATCTTGCAATACTGGGGCACTGAGGTATGCAGAAAAGCGTTCCACGATGATATCTGGATTGCCAGCTTGGAAAACAAACTGCGTAACAGCCGAGATGATATTGTGATCAGCGACTGTCGCTTTCCCAATGAAATCAAATCAATTAAAAATGCAGGTGGGATTGTGATACGTGTAAAACGTGGTGCAGAACCCGAGTGGTATAACGATGCCGCAGATATGAACGCAGGCGATACTTGTATGAATTGGATGTTGGCCAAAACTCGTATGGAACGGCTGGGGATTCATGCCAGCGAAACTGCTTGGGTTGGCACTAAATTTGATCATGTGTTTGTCAACGATACCAGCATAGACGATTTGTATGCACAGGTAAAAACGCTTATAAATCCGGAACAAGACCCCCTTGACGCCATTTCACACCTTCTTTGTGAAGAGTCCGTTGACAGTTTGCGCACACAGTTTTGAGATTTGTAGGGTGGCAGTTATTTAAATTGCCGTCCACATGAAACACGTTGAACACTTCTACATGTACACTGCGATATCCACATTTGTCGCAACTTGACTTTACAGCATAGCCCGAACTTTTCCATCTGGGCTCCGTAACCCCGCGAACACATTGCCCGCACTCGGATCTGTAGTAGGGTTTGTTATTTTTATAGTAGTTTATGGCTACAGGCGCTCGCCCACAGCCGCACAATGGTCTCATATTTTATTTAAGCCTTTTCAAGACCTTTCCATGGGTATATAACTGGTACAATTTGTTCAAAACCACTAAATACATACAAGAACATGTACTCATGGAGATAACACAATGGCTCAATTAAGTTCACCAGGCGTAAGCGTAACAGTAGTAGACGAAAGTTTCTACACCCCAGCGGCACCCGGTACCGTACCCCTAATAATCGTAGTATCAGAACAAGACAAAATGAACAGTGCTGGCACAGGCACTGCTCCAGGAACAACCAAAGCAAATGCTGGTAAAGTTTACCTATTGACCAGTCAAGCAGACTTGGGAGCAACATTTGGTATTCCTTATTTTGAAACTGATGCAAATAACAATCCTATCAATGCTGGCGAATTGAACGAATACGGATTGCAAGCCGCTTACAGTTTCCTAGGAGTCAGCAACCGTGCTTATGTGGTACGTGCAGATGTCAACACTCAGCAGTTGATTCCGTCTACTACTGCTCCAACTGCTCCTCCAGCAGATGGCACATACTGGTTTGACGTAGCTGATACAAATTTTGGTATATTCCAGTGGAATGCCAGTGCGGCCACAGCAACAAACGGTCAAACATTTACCAATCAAAGTTCAGTTAACAACATAACTGTTATTACAGATGCAAATTTATTAAGTGGCACAACACCACGCACCAGTTATGGTTCATTAGGTGACTATGCTATTGTTAGTACTACCACACTAAACAAATTATGGGTGAAAAAGTTCCAAACAGACACAGCCGCAGGCACATGGGTTGAAGTTGGAACCAGTAGCTGGTCAGCTGCCTGGCCAACTGTTACCAGTAGTTCAGTTGCTAGTAGTGCAAGTATCACGGGTACATTGATCATCAACGGTACAACAATTACTGGTGCTAGTTCGAGCCCATCAGCATTTGTTGGTTTAATCAACACTGCCGCAATTGCTGGTGTTACAGCGGCTTATGTTAACAGCACAATACAACTTTATTCAACCGGTGTAAACGTTGTTATCTCAGGTTCAATCACAGGTACAAAATTACTTCCAGGCACATACGGACTAGTAGCTGGTACATATATTGCTCCACAGTTGCAAGTCAGCCCACACTTTGCAGTTCCATTGTTTGGAACTTATGATAGTTTTGCGGCATATGGCTCAGGCAATGCTGGACAATCATCAGTATATGGTGCTCCAACAGGTTCTGTATGGGTCAAGACCACTCCAATCAACTTGGGTGCAAATTGGTTTGTTAAGAAATATAACTCAGCCGGCGGCACATGGATCACACAAACTACTAAACTATATGCTAACAATCAATCAGCAATGGCTGATTTGGACGCAACAGGTGGCGGTATCAATATTCCAGTTGGTTCAGTATATGTCAAATACAACGACGGCGAATATGCCAGCCCACTAGCCAACTTTAAAATTTACGGACGTACAGGCACTGGCGCTACAAACATTGTTTCTAGCCCAATCACAGCAAGTACATTCCCAGCAGTAGCAACTGGTACAGCTACAGCCGCTGGTATTATCAGCAACGGTGCAACTACACTGGCCGCAGGCACAGTGTTTACACCTACAGGTACTATCACAGGTACATATGTGGCCAACATGGTGTTGACTGGTGCAGGCGTTACAGCTGGTACTACAATTACCACAGTTAATACAGCAACAGCTATCACGGCTACTGTAAGCAACACATTGACAGCGGCTTCTACCAGCTCAGTAACTGGTAACGTTACAATCAGTAGTTTTACCACATTTACATTGGCAGCAGGTATGCCAGTTTATATCACTGGTTCAACCAGCCAGGGTATCAGTGCTGGCACATACTTTATTATTGGTAGCCCAACAAGTACAAGTATCCAGTTGTCAGCAACCAAAGGCGGTGTGGCAATCACAACTACAACCGGTACATTATCAGGATTGACATTTGTTCTAGGTGTGTTGAACGTTACAGCAGTGACTGGTACACTAAGCGTTGGACAAGTATTGAGCGGTGGTTCAGTCACAGCTGGCACATACATCAATGCATTGATCAGCGGTGCTGGCGGTGTAGGTACATACGCAGTTAACCAAAGTGCTACAGGTAGTCCAACAACTGCCACAAGTTACACAGTCAGCGCAAGTCAGTTGGTATCAAGCCCAGTTACAGTTACTGGTACAAGTTACACAACTGCATACAGTTTTACAATTGCACAAAGTCAAATTGGTTCAACTGCTTTGACAACTCCAGTCACAGTGTCATTTACATCAAGTGCATTAACCACTGACGCACAAACATTCTTAACAGCATTCACTGCCGCAGTAACTGATCCCAAGATTACTGCCACATTGAATACAACTACCAATGTGATCACAATCACACACTTGGCTGGTGGAGACATGCGTTTGGTAGATGGCACAGACAGTCCACTAAGCAAATTGTTCACAGTTGGTACAACAACTAACTTTTATACTGATCCAAACAGCAATGGCAGCGATGGCAAGTATATTGCTACTCAGTGGGCAAGTACTGTAAACGGCACTGGATTTGCTCCAGCCAGCTTGCTAGCACCAACAACAACACCAGCAGATGGCACATTATGGTATGACAGCAATATTGATGCTGATATCATGGTCAACGACGGCACCAAGTGGGTTGGTTATCTAAACTATGTACAAAATCAAGTGGGTGGCGGAACAACAGATCCAATGGGTCCAATTATTTCAGCCACAATGCCTACTGCACAAAGTGGTGGACTAGCATTGGCAAACGGTGATTTGTGGATTGATCCACAGAACTTGGAAGAATACCCAATGATTTACAAGTACAACTACTTGACTAAGAAATGGGCATTAATTGACAACACTGACCAAGTCACAGGCTCAGGCATTGTGTTCCACGATGCACGTTGGGGTATTGAAAATTCAAACACACCACAAACTGGTACTGTTGCACAAGCCAGCATTGCCACATTGCTGACCAGTAACTATGTGGACTTTGATTGTGCAAACCCACAGTTGTATCCAAAAGGCATGTTGCTATGGAACTTGCGCCGATCAGGATTCAATATCAAGTCTTATACTGTTGGTTATGTGAATACCCAAACATACAACACCATGTATCAAAACACATTGATGACTAACTATGCTCCAGATCGTTGGGTCACAGCTAGCCCTAACGATGTCAAAGGTGTTGGACAGTTTGGTCGTAAAGCACAACGCAGTGTTGTACTAACAGCATTGAACGCAACAATCCAAGCTAATCAAAATATTCGTCAACCAGACACCGTTATTTTTAACTTGTTAAGTTGCCCAGGATATTTGGAAGTGACTGATGAGTTGGTTGCCTTAAACAATGACAACGGATTAACAGCATTTATTGTTGCAGACAGTCCAGCACGTTTAGAACCAAATGCCACAAGTTTAAGCAACTGGGGCAACAACACAGCTCTTGCCGCAGATAACGGTGAAGATGGATTAATTGTTACAGACGCATACACAGCAGTTTACTATCCATGGGCTTACACAACTGACTTGCTTGGCAACAACATTGTTGTTCCTCCAAGTCACATCATGTTGCGTACAATTGCACTAAGCGATAACGTATCTTATCCATGGTTTGCACCAGCTGGTGTACGTCGTGGCGGAGTAACTAATGCCAGTTCAGTTGGTTATGTAGATGGCATGACTGGCGAATTTGTAACAGTGGCTTTGAACATAGGACAACGCGACACACTGGCAGCAATACATGTTAACCCAATTACATACATTGCAGGAACAGGTTTAGTTGTATACGGTCAGAAGACACGTCAATTAATTGCTAGCAGTTTGGATCGTATCAACGTGGCACGCTTGGT